CTTCGCGCGCGACCCAGCAAGAGGCTCCTATGGCCGCGCCACCAATCTTGCCAGCAGAACCAAAGATAGAGCCTAGGATTTGCGCGCGAGCCGCAGACTGGTTGCCGTAGTTAGCCGATGCCAAGCCAATCGCATCAGGCGCGGCCTGTGCCGCCGTGCTTTGGGCGAACGGCTGGAACGTCGGGTTCTGCGGCGATACCGGGGCTCCATTAACAAAGGCCATCGCCTCGTTGATGTTCTGGTTACGCCCCAAAATATTCTCGTTGATCGACTGAGAACGGTTCGACTGGTCGGCCTGCTGGAGGTTAAGGCCGGCGTTGAACTGTTGCGCCAATGCGTCGTTGCCGAACTGAGCCGCGCCAAGGTTCTGCCCGTACTGCTGACTAGCCGCGTCGTTTCCAAACTGAGCCGTCGCACGGTTGCGGTCGTACTGCTGATTGGCCGCGGTGTTGGCGAACTCAGCAGAGCCGCGGTTCTGGCTGTACTGCTGACCAGCCGCTTGATTGCCGAATTGCGCCATCCCTTGATTGCGGGCGTAGTCCTGCATCGCTGCGTTGTTGCCGAACTCAGCCATGCCCAAGTTGCGCTGGTAGTCCATCATTGCGGCGTCGTTATTAAGCTGTGCTCGGGCTTGGTTCTGACCAAAGCCCTGATTCTGAGCTTGGTTCTGGAACTGCGCTTGGGCTTGGTTCATGCCAAACTGCTGAGCGAGCGAACTGTTGCCAAACTCACCGAGCTGGAATTGCTCTCCAACGCCCTGCTGTCTTGCGGCAAGGTTTTGGCCAAACATTTGGCCTTCAAGGTTGAACCCCTGATTAATGGCCTGATCCCGCGCGCCAGAGTATGACTGGTCCCGTTGCTGGGCAAGGTTAGCCATTTCTTGATTGTACGCCTGGGAGCCCTCGGTAACGCCCTGCGCGGCCAACCGTGCGCGGGTTGCCTGCTCCTGCTGTGCAAACTGAGGATCAAGGTATTTTGTATTTTGACGATACGCGGCTTCTTGAGCTTGCTGCGAAAGCTTGGAAAAGTCTGTGTTGAGCGCCGGCTGGCCACTAAGGTCAACGCTGCGCTGGGCCTGACCGCCAGCGTCGAACCTATCAGTTATCGCTCCGGCCTGAATGTCGCGCTGAAGCGCGCCGCCGTTGTCAAACCCGCGCTGTAACGCGCCGCCGTTATTGAAACTGGTCTGAACGGCCTGGCCTTGATCGAATTCGTTGCGAAGTACAGGGCCTTGGTCGAATGTGTTCTGAACCGCAGGGCCTTGATTAAAGGACGTGCCAAACGTCACCCCCTGAGCACGACGCACATCGGGCTGCCCATCAAGCGTGAAGTTTGATCGCGGAGCGCCGGCAAGCCGCTGGTTAGCAAGGTCTGTGAGCCCCCCTGTAAGCTGGGTTTGCCCATTGAGGATGGCTTGCATCTCAGGCGTAAGGGTCGTGGTCTGTGTGCGATTGGGCGAACCAATCTCACCCGAATACGATACAGAACCGAACGGCCCGGTCTGATTGATTTGATTGAGCCCAGCAGCATAGCCGAGGTCAGCGCGATTGATCCCGCTCTGCGCTTGGGCCGTCGCTACGGGGTCGGGCGGTCTAGGAGCACTGCCGAAGCACATTTAAGCCGCCTTGGGCTGGTAAATGAAGGCGCCGCCGAACGGGGTCAGATGCTTGCGGAAGTATTTAAGCTTGGACAGAGCGTCCACCGTAGTCCCCACGCTGAGAACAACCGGAGTCCCGCACGTCTGAGCCGCAGTTTTCATCCATCCAATAAGCTGGGTCGCATGGCCTTCGCTCCGGTTGTCGGGGTGGACAAAGAACCACTCGTCCACAAGAAACCGATCCCGCGAATACCACCAGCTCGTCATGGTGAGACCAACACTTCCAACAATCTTGCCGTTCTGCTTTGAAATTAAGCAGCCGCCAGAATTGATGATTTCGGAGATAGCCCCGCGGGCCTTGGGTTCATCCAATCGACCGACGCCGTTTTCGGCGTGCATGACCAGGAGAAGGTTAAAAACCTCTTCAAGGTCGTCGGGAGTGGCGACGGAAAGCATTATACCATACCTCCGGGTTCTAACACTACATCCGTTCCGTACCAGCGAATGGCCGTTTCATTGGCAGCGCCCTTGATACGTACAGACCCGTAAGTCCCCAATGCGCCGGCTGATTGCCACTGGCCCACGGGGACCGGATCGCCACCCCAGAAGAAATCGTCCCACGTAGCCACGTCCCACTCAGCAAATGGGACAGCCACCACTGTCGGGATGTTGGTTGGCGTTTGATCGTTGAAATCCACGTCCATAGCGAACGCGAGGCCAAGCGCCCCGTCTGAGTTAATCATAGGGCGGTAAATCTTGAAGTGCTTAAGCCTGCCGGGAGCGCCGAAGGTTGACGCGGCCTGTCGAACGTCAACAAGGATATCCTCGCCATCATCGGACTGTGAACTTGTTGCGGCTTGGACTACAGACCCATTTGTCCCAAAATACAGATTCCCGTTGTGGAACTCGAAACAGTTCGCATCCCAGCCCAAGAAGCGCGTCCAGGCTTGAGTGTGAGTGTTCATGACGTATTGCTGCTGGAAGTTCCCCGACGCGACAGGGACATTCAGTATCAGCCATTCACGGTCTGGGTCGTATTTCATCTCCCAGCCGAAGTTGTTCTTGTAGACACCCCAAGCCGCGCTTAGAGCGGTGTTGATCTTGTCGGAGAATGGGGCCTGCTGTTTGAGGCCTGACATAACCGCAGAGAGCGAATAAACGCCCTGCACCGTGTCAATTAGAAGCTCACCACCGAGCTTTTGCATCGCTCGGGGTCCAACAGGGCGAGCAATCTTATAGACCCCAACCATTGACCACGAATTGGCGTCTGCCGGATCAAGCCCCTGATAGACGATGATTTCCCCCTCGGATGAGAGGAAGGATATTAAGTCATCCATCCCCGAACCGCCGTCGCGGGTCCATGTTCCGATAGCGGTAAGAGATCCACCACGGCTTAACAATGGCGCGAGGTTAAATCCGCTAATTGTCCCGCCTATGGCTGATACTTGGTCGTGGTAGAGAAACTCTAGCGAATTGGTCTGGGTGTAGTAGATGCGCCGCTGAAAAATCTCGATATTCGAGAAGACCGCAGCCGTACCCGCGCCGGCAGACGCCGATCCGGCCCACATGACCGTGCCGTTATAAATCTGGCGCGCGTCCTCGCCGTTCACCGCGACAAGGAATGTGCCTCCAGGAGTGCCAAAGTTCCGATACTGCCAGCGGTCGTTATTGAACCCGTTGGCAATGGTTGAACTGGCTGCAATCGTCCCCGTGACGCCTACGGTCGATATGTTCTGGATCGTCCCGCCCGCAGCGATAAGCAGCTTCAGCGTTGCCCCGCCCGAATAGGACATGATGCTTTCAACCTGGGCGCCGATGCCGGAACAATAGGTGTCAGAGCCCGGACGAACGCGAACGTCTGTCGCCTCGGGGAACCAGTTGTCCATCAACTCCGCGTCGGTGATGGGCATTACCGCCCGCCCGTCGCGCGTGTTTAAGCCCCCAACCGGAGCCGGGATGTTGATTGGAAGTGATGCCTCGGATGTAGCTGGCGTTGGTCTTAGTGCCTTCCTCATCCGGGCCAATTCCCCGCGGCTACGTTTCCTGACAGGTACTCAATCGGAGCCCCGCCGATAAACAGCACGCGCCGGCCGCCGTTCTGGCCGATATGCTTGTCAATCTCGCGCTCTGCGTTCTCAAGGTCCTCGGCATAGGCCAATCCCTTTGAGGACTTCCAACGCCATATGAGATCGAGTTTAAATAGGCGCTCTGGGATAAGCGTCGTATCGGTATCCGCGGCGAAGGCTGATTGCCCCGTCCCCGCGGCCGACTGACACCAATTCTTTGTGACGTAGTTAAAAACAAGCGTATTCCCAGAGCCAATCGGAGTGGGGCCGATGTAGAGGATATTGTTCTGGACGATGAATTTGTAAGGCGGTGAGACAATCGCGTTGGAAAGGTCAGCCTGCCATTGCTGCGCCGTCGAAGGGCCTAGAACCTGTTGCCGAAGCGACCGATCCCAGAACGTGCCATCAATGAAGCGGCCAAAGTCAGACGCAATCGTAGAACTATTGATCGTGCCTTGGGCAATAGTGCCAGAGCTTGACCATTGAGCCGTTCTTACAAGCTCCTGCCATTCGTAGCGGGTGGACAAGTCCTCCCCAACCACGTTGGCCATAACGAGAAGCTCAAGCACACGCTGGTCCGCAGACGTGACTACAGCGGTCGGGCTCGAAAGCCCGATCATCTTGGACGCGTCTTGGATCAGCGTGAGGAGAGACATTAGGCAGCGGCCTGTTCAGACTTCGGCTTAGGGCCGGGTTTCTTGGGCAAGTTCGCAATAAGCTCGGCCATCTGATCCTGAAGTGCCTTCAAGGCTTCGCCCTGTTCGGCAATGATGGCGTCCTTTTCCGCAGAACTATTGGCTTTGGATTCGATGGCCTTTTGCTCATCAAGCCAGAGTTGAGCCTTGCGGCGCCACGTAAGACCGGCGTGGATTTGCCCAATGGCCTGATCCGTCGCGCGCGAAAGGTCCTCGACCGATGCAAAGCCCATATAGCGTAGGTCCGTCAGCATCTGCGCCGTGATGCCGGGCAGCTTGTTAAGCGGATAACCATTGATGGGCATTTCCTGACCGGCTTTGAAATACTGGTACGCACGGCCAAAACGCTGGCGGTGCTTTTCCTCGACCTTGCCCGCCCAGATGTTCTTGTCTTCGCCGGGGACGCGGATTTCGATCATCTCGATCTTGTCGAGATTGTTGGTCTTGGGATTCAGGACTTCATCAATCCAGAAACGCACCTTTGCGCGCTCCTTGGATTCATCCTCGAAACGTCCCGAGCTTTGATCGAATTTAGCGTCGAAATCACGCGTGTAGCCGCTTGCCATGTTTCACCTTCAGTTGGTCGGAATGGAGCCCATAGAAGCGGGCGATATCAGGAATTAAACCGGACCCGTGGACAGTTATCGTATGGGGCTCCAGCATCCCGTTTTGCAGGCCCTGATCGCGGGCTAAAAGAAACTGTTGGAACTCGTCAGCCTGCGAAAACATCATCGTGTTGCCGTAGTACGTGCGGTCCCCGTCATCCATCGGGACCAGCATTTCCTTCACGTCAAGGATGGCCTCGGGTTTGGGGTAGGCGTGAAGGTTTGGCTTGCCGTCGTTGATCTTGAGCGTCCCGTCCGCGTTCTGCTCCATGCAGCTATCAAAGCCGAACAGGTGAATCTCGCGGAAACCCTCGATGTAAGACTTGAGGATTGACCGAAGCCCGCACGTAGAACCGTTCGCCGGAACGCGTAAAACCATCTCGCGCGCAGTAAGTTCGGCGTCCATCTCAAGAACGGAGGCGGCGTGCCAAATGTATTTCTGCACATCGGGCTTGTCGAAGTTGTCAAACGTGCTCGGATGACATTGAGAGCCGACGTAATACCGGATACCGCGGCGCGGTGTGATGTAGCTTGCGACCGCGGGAACGGGATCAAGCAAAATCCCAGCCCACGGGACAACGCCCTTGGTCAGCAAAAAATCATGCGTGCGGTTGATCGCAAGAACCTTTGTTCCCTTCTTTTGAAGGGCGCGCAGTTCTTTTAATTGATCAAGAGACGCCAGCGACGGGCCGCCGCCACAAATGGCAATGGATTGGCCCAAAAACTCGCTAGGCTTGATCCCAGGCCAGTTTCTAGCCTTGGCGCTGCGAACGTGCTCGACAAGTTTCCACGCCTCTAGCCGGCCCTTCGTGTACGGTATGGCATCCCGCAACGGTCGGAACTGCGGCGCAGCAGGCCCAATTTGTATAAATGCGGGGACCGTTGAAAACACAACTGCGCTAGTCGTGATTGGGTCAAACGTTTCCTTAATGCGGAAGCCGTCGCCCAAATTGCCGAGAGGATGATTTGATAAATCCAAGGAGATCGGGGCCGGATTTTAACCCGGCCCCTCCCTTCGTTAGGTGTTCGTGCCCTGCGGGATCGCAGTCTTAACGCACATCAGCCAACCGTACTCGTCAGCGGCAAAGGCCACCGATCCGTTGCGGAAGAACGCCGTACCAGCACCACCATCAACCGATGTGGCAAGGCACGAGATGGACGTAAGCGCGACAGTGGCATAGGTCGAGTTGCCAATGACGCCGGCGGCTTTGATGTACATGGCAAACTTGCCTTGTACGCTGGGGAAGTTGCTCAGAAGCGTAACCACCGTCCCGACCTTGTGTTCGGGAGATGTGGTCTTGCGGTCAAACGCAACCCCAATTTTATTGTCGCTCGTGTAGATGTTACCCATGACTGTTGCTCCTTAAGCTGCGGTGAGGACGCCCTGAAGGCGTCGGTTTGCAATAGTCATGTTGCCGGCCCAGCCGATCAGCTTGACCATGGCGTCCTGGTTGACGGAGAAGCGCTCATCCCCAATCGGAACCATGTTTCTGGACGCGTGGGGGCGCCAGAACAGGTAGTTCGTGTTGAGGAAGTACATGTGATTGGTCGGGCAGTTGCCGCCGACACCGCCGTCGAGGACAAGATCGGAGTTCATGTACTTGAGCGCCGTAAAGCCGGCCTGCGCCATCTCATCCGAAGTGATGCGCTGGATGATCTGGAGTTCACGCAGATAACGGTTGTAAAAGTTGTTATCAGCGATGATGAGGTCGGGCGCGTCGTTGCCGCGAACGAGATTGGTGTACATATCGTTCATGGCTCCAACGATGGAACCAGCGGCAGCCGTACCGGCCGCAGCCTGGCGGTTCTGCCAAAAGGCATTGGAAGCAGCGATGCCGCCAACAGTGCCCGCGGTCGGAGAGTCAGCCACGAGAAGCTGAAGGCCGCCGATCTGCTTGGAATCCGAAGCCGTCCCGTCCGAGTACATATCGGCAGAGATGTTGTTCTTCATCGTCCGCTCGGCGTTGCCGATCCGGCTTTCCAAGAGGTCGATGATGGCGTTCGGGCCGGAGTTCTGAAGTTCTTCCAAGCCGGAAATGGTCACTGCGACCGCGGCTTGTTTGTAGTTGAACTCAGCAGCCGAGAACACGTCAGACGGCGAAATGTCCAACGTCTCGTAGCCGGTGTAACGGGTGTATGTCCCGTTCTCGTCGTATTCGAGTTCTTGAACAATCGTGCGACCGCCAGAGACGGTCTTGATCTTGCCCTTCTTGTTCAGGCGACGGAGGATCGCGTTGTTTTCCGAAACGTTGTCCGCGAGGACCCCGGAACGGTTACGGAGCGTCGTAGTGACGATTTCCGTAAATGAGGTATTCGGAGAAGCCATTTATTTACGCCTTTTTCAGAGGCGGGCGTCTACCCCATGCTCCTGCATGGCTAGTTTGATAGCGTCCCGCACCGATTGGTTTTTGGCGGGCTTCTGCTGGGAATCCCCAACAGGAGAGCCGCCGGTGAGGGACTTCCTAGCTAGACTAGCCTT